ACGGAATCTATGAAAAACTCGATACTTTAACTCTTGAGCCTGTATTCCGTCGTTTCGGTCGGCGTTATGTGCATCAAGGCAACAGAATATTAACTCTTGGCGGTTTTACGCCCAGTGTTGGCGACATCCTGGTGAGCAAGTACTCCCCGCTTTCCAAGCAAATTAAAGTCACGTCTGTCGGCTCAGATTCTTATTTTAGTGGCACTATTGTACGAACAAAGACGTACAACATTTTTAACTCGTACTCCTCAAGCACATCTGAGGACAGGCTAAATATCTCCTACAACGACAAAGAAAGCTTCACTGCAACTTTCTACCGCGAGCGTGTTTTTTCGGCTCAAACTTACACCTTTACCGCTCCCGATGATGAATATACGTTCCGCACTGATGTTGGCTTACCTTATGGGTCATTCCCTGGAGTTGGACTGACTCAGTGAAGCTAACACCAGCTCTACAGCAGCAAATCCTGGAGCACGCCAAGGCGGAGTTTCCGCGTGAAGCCTGCGGTTTGGTTGCGGTGGTCAAAGGTCGCCGCCGTTATTTTCCTTGCCGCAATATCGCTGATACGCCAGACGAGCACTTCATTCTCGACCCAGCGGACTATGCCGCGACAGAAGACAAGGGCGAAATTGTCGCCGTCATCCACAGTCATCCCACGACTAACCACAACCCGTCACAGGCTGATCGGGTGGCGTGTGAAAAGTCCGGGCTGCCCTGGCACATCGTCAACCCACTAACTGAACAATGGGGATACTGCGAGCCAGCAGGATTTGAGCTGCCCTATGTCGGGCGCAAGTTCAGCTTTGGCGTAGTTGATTGCTACAGCCTGTGCCGTGACTGGTACGGACGCGAGTTTGGTCTGAAGCTGCGCGACTATCCCCGCCGCGACAAGTTCTGGTTGCGTGGCGAGAATCTATATCTGGACAATTTTGCTAGCGAAGGATTCAGGGCGATTCCACTAGAAGAGCTGCAATACGGCGACATAATCTTGATGCAACTGGAGTCACCGCTGCCAAATCATGCGGCGATTTATTTAGGAGATCAGCAGATTCTTCATCACCTTCAGGGGCGGCTCAGTAGCAGGGACATCTACGGCGGTTACTATTGGAAGAGCACCGCCAAGGCACTGCGGCATGAAAGTCGTTAAGGTCTACGGCGCACTCCGCAAAAAGCTGGGGCAGTGCCGTTTCGAGTTTGAAGCCGAGACACCAGCGCAAGCACTTAAGGCATTGTGCGTCAATTTTCCTTGGCTGACGAAATGGCTGCTGGATAGCGAGCGCGATGGCGTCAGCTACCGGGTGACGATTGGCAAAGAAAAACTGAGCGATCAAACGGCTGGCGCGTTAGCACTGCCTTGGAGTGAAAAGGAAGTTTTCAGCATCACACCGATAGTTGCAGGTGCCGGACGTGGTGGCGCTCAGATTGGCATTGGTATTGGACTGATAGCTGCATCATTTCTTTTTCCAGGCGCGGGCTTGTTTGGTACTTCAGGTCTTTTTGGGGCTGGACAGGCTGGCATCGTAGGCGTTTCTTCTGTTGGAGTCCTTAATGCAACTGCGATTGGCACGGCTCTTAGTGCAATGGGCGCAGCCTTGGTGCTAACCGGAATCGCTCAAGCCATCTCCCCGGCACCTGCAATCAGCTCGCTGGAACGCGGGAAAGAAGCAGCACGACTCGAATCCTTTAGCTTTAGCGGGATTGTCAACACCAGCCAGCAGGGCTTGCCAGTGCCCATTGCCTATGGGCGTGTTTTCACTGGTTCCGGTGTGCTGTCTAGCGCCCTTGACGTTGATCAACTGAAATGACTGAACTTCGTGGTGCTGGCGGCGGTGGCGGCGGCAAAGGCGGCGGTGGCGGCGGTGGTAGCACGCCATCAGAAGCATCTGACAGCCTGCAATCGGTTCAGTTTGGCACTGTTTTAGATCTAATCAGCGAAGGCGAAATTCAAGGAATTGAAGGCGGCTTAAAAGGTATTTACCTGGACAACACCCCGATTCAGGACAGCAATGGAAATGATAATTTTACTGGTTACACCGTTGTTACACGAAATGGCACTCAGGGGCAAACGTATATTCCAGGTCTAAATGGCACGCAGAGAGAAAAGCTGGTCAACGCTGAATTCACTAAATCTACTTCCGTAACTCGTCAAATTACTGATAATGACGTTGACCGCTTAAGGATTACTGTTCAGCTTCCTGCATTGCAGGAGTTTCAAAGTGACGGCGACATTGAAGGCAGCTCAGTTCAAATCAAAGTACAGATTCAGTACGACGGTGGCGGTTTTGTCGATGCTTTTACAGACACGATCAGCGGCAAAAGCAGCAACGTTTACAAGCGTGACTACATGGTGGAGCTAACCGGAAATTTTCCGGTTGATGTCCGCTTGGTGCGTCTAAGCGATGATCCAGACACTGCCAGGCTGCAAAACGATACTTACTGGTACAGCTACACCGAAATCATCGACGAGCGCTTGCGCTACCCCAACAGCGCGTTGGCGTTTTTGCGTTTTGATTCTCGTCAATTCAGTGGTATTCCCAGGCGTAAATATCTCGTTCGCGGCATTAAGGTCAAGATCCCGAGCAACGCGACAGTCGATACCACCACCTATCCCGGCAGGATCACCTATTCAGGCGTCTGGGATGGGACGTTTCAGGCGGCAACTTGGACTAACGATCCAGCCTGGTGTTTATACGACCTGCTGATCAATACCCGCTATGGAGCGTCGATCCCTGAGTCGTCACTGGATAAGTACGACTTCTATTCGATCAGCCAGTATTGCAACGCTCTAGTCAACGACGGCAAGGGCGGTCAGGAACCACGCTTTAGCTGCAACCTGCTGCTAAATAGCCGGGACGAAGTGTATAACGTCATCCAAGAGATGACCAGCTTGTTCCGTGGTATTGCGTATTACGGCGCAGGATCACTGGTTCTGCAGCAGGATAAGCCAAGCGATTCCCAGTATCTGCTTGGTCCGAGCAACGTTGTAGACGGCATTTTCAATTATTCGGGCACATCACAAAAGGCGCGGCACACGACAGCAACAGTTGCTTACCAGGACTATGACACCCAAGGCGAAGTTGCCTACGAATACGTCGAAGACCAAGACGCCGTTAGAAATTACGGCGTTATCAATAAAGACATCAAGGCGCTGGGTTGCTACAGCCAAGGTCAGGCGCATCGTGCTGGTAAGTGGGCGCTGCTGTCCGAGCAAAACCTAACGGAAACCGTCACCTTCTCGGTCTCGATTGATAGCGGGATCATTCTGCGTCCCGGAATGGTGATCGACATTGCCGATCCGCTCCGTGGTGCTACGCGCCGCAGTGGGCGCATCAGCAGCGCAACAACCACCGTCATCACCGTTGATAGCGACACCAACCTGTCGGTCAACCTGTCAAACAGCCCAACGCTTTCGGTGATGATGCCGACCGGGCTGGTAGAAACCAAAACCATCAGCAGCATCAGCGGCACCGCGATTACGGTCAGCAGTGCATTTAGCGAAGCACCCAACGCCAACGCTGTCTGGCTGATTCAGACCACCGATATTCAGTCCCAACAATTCCGGGTGCTTAACGTTGCCGAATCTGGCGACGGCATATACGGCGTCACCGCACTGGCTTACAACGCTTCACTTTATGACTCGATCGAATCTGACCTGAAGCTGCAGCCAAGAGTTATTTCCAATCTCTCCGACAAGCCTGATGCCGTCGATGATATTACAGGCAATGAATATCTCTACGTTGACGGTCAAAGTGTCCTAACGGCGTTTGATCTTACCTGGCAGCACAACGGACTGCGTACCATTGAGTATCGCGTACAGTATCGGATAGACAACGATAACATTCAGACGGTCGTAACTAGCAACAAATCAATAACGCTAAGAAGTTTGCGTGCTGGCACGTTAAAGCTGCAAATTCAAGCCTTTAATTATCTCAACAAGTCCAGCGATACCACAGCAGTTGAGATTGAGCTGGCTGGTAAAACTGCCATTCCGTTTGACGTTAGCGGTTTAACGCTGGAGCCAATCAACGAAAACAGTGCTCGTTTGAAATGGGATCAGGCAACAGAGCTGGACGTAAGGGTTGGCGGTCGTGTTCATATTCGGCATAGCTCGCTAACCAACGGAACAGCCACATGGAGCAATGCAGTCGATCTGATTAGCGCAGTTTCTGGTGCAACAGATGAAGTCGTTGTCCCGCTTATTGAAGGTGAGATATTTGTCAAATTTGAGGATGACGGCGGACGCCTTAGCGCCAACGCCACCAGCGTTCTGGTTGACCTGCCGGAAACGATCGCCAAAATTTCTGTCCAGCAACGCCGTGAGGATGCAGATACACCACCGTTCCAGGGCACTAAAACTGATGTTTTCTACAGCTATGACCTTGATGCGTTGTTGCTTGATGTTGATGGACCAGACATTGACAGCATTGCTGATTTTGATGCGATCCCAG